ATATTTTCCAATCCAATAACAATCATAGGATCAAGGTTCTCGGTGGCACGTTTCTTTTGTTTCTTATCCATTTTCTTGAACATACTAGACATATTCATGCCCAAGTTGCCCAATTGAGAAAGTGCACCTAATCCTGGTATATCCCCGAAGTTCTGCACTGCGGTATCAATTTGCTTGACCTGTTTGAGCACTTGCCCAGCCATAGGATACCATGCCGCGTGCGTGGCTAATCCTTTTGTCAAGTCGTGCATCCATTCGCCTTGCTGTTCGACCTTTTCACGAACAATAGCGCCTCTGTCTTCCTGTTCTTTTGTCTTCTCAACTGGTCGACGCTTTCCAGTTGTCTGCTTTACAGCCCAATCGACCCATTGTCCGACGGGATTATTTCCTGAGACGGATTGGCTTTGATTTAGCTCATTAGGTTGACCTACTACAGCACGCGAAGTTGGATCACCAGTCGTCCAGGATACTGCCACTACAGTGCCAGGCTCAGGAGGAAAGGGTGTCTCCTCGAGTCCTGACTGTGTTGGCTGTCTGAGCATGGTCACGAAAGGCATATCTTGCGGAGATATTTGAAAAGAATGCCTTAATGGGTCAATAACTTTTACCGTTCCAGATTCATCTTGCGGCTTGTCATTCTTATGTCCACCAATAACGACGTTATAGCCGAAATTGGACGAATGAGGAAACATATTTGGTGGTACTGGCATTACTGCTTTTCCTTCATCGTCTTCAATAGTTCATCTAAAGGCACCGTCTTATATTTCTTTGGATCCAATTGAGGCAATCCATCTTGTTCTAAAACAAATTTCCACTTATCGGTAATCTTTTCAGTTCCTTCACTCATTAAACAATTCCTCCTTGTCCCACAGTTGTCGAAACGCAATCAAGCATGGTAGTAGCAAAGCCACCGTATTTAATATTATGTTTGATCGATACAATTAGGTAATCACCTGATCCATAATTCTTTGTTGTTTCGTCTTCTTTATTAATCAGGTGCAGGCTAATAACTTTCCCTGCATGGAGCATAGGATTCCAGGGTACTGTCATTCTCAAGGCTATCTTATCTTGCTCTAGCAGTGCCATTCTAGCTTGGCGTTTTTGTAGATAAAGGTGCGTATAATCTGGGCATGAATTCTGGTTCTGTGCTGATCCCATATTAGATAGCGCAGTCTTTGCTACACCTCCACCGATGCCACATCCGAATGTCTTGTTTCCGAATATATTGAAGCTCTTGGTCAGTGGATTAAATGTGAACAAGCTATTCACGTCATTTCCATTTGCATCCACGCCGTTGAGAATATCGGAAAGTAAATCGAAATCACATGGGAATGAATATGTCATAATTCCGAATGGATTACCATATCCTGCGCCATGACGACTAGATGCCACTTCATTGTAAGTATAGGTAAACATAGGATTCTGCCTAGTCAGGGAATACAATGATCGAAAGTGGTGCGTACCTAGATTTTCATAAGTCATATAATGCACGAAAGATGGATCATTACCCGCGGCTAATGCAGCGTTTGCTTGCTGTGACACCACTTGGAATGGATGAATATTCTCGGCCACGTAATCCCTAGCTGGGCTAGAGGATTCTATATCTAAGTTTCGAGCACCCGCACAGGACGCTAGGACCTCATCTACCACTGCGCTTGGAGTTGTACATTTCCAATACTTAGATACAAGTGTGGCAGCGTCATCAAGGAGCGTCTGATCACATATATGGATGATAAACTCCTCGGTATTGTTATTATGAAGTTTCCGATTATCCAGTCTGTAAGTGACCTGATTAACATTCATAATAGTAGGTACGCCGAATCGATCTAGGATTGGCCGCTCTATTCTTATCTTACAGTCTGCACCCTTGAATTCATCGAGGTTCTTGACTGGATTATTATGCACCCTTGAATGAACACGGACCGAAGTTTGTAGTCCTGGAGTCAGCAGGGATTCACCTAGGATTATTTCCATAGTTGTGAAATTCTGCATAATGTGTTCGCTAACATTAAAGGAAACTCTAAAGGAAGCTAGTGTGTCCTCGACGTGGCTTATTGCCTGATCGCTCATCTTAACCTTCTGATATAAGGAATTCTCTTAGAAATTTCTGTGTATTGATCAAATTCATTCATGATCTGGCTATAATACTCAGGCTTAATCAACTTGATTTCACGCTTTGCATCATTGATAGATGCCTCCCAATCGTAATAAGAAATAGCATCACGACTTGTAATTTCCGTTACTGTTCTGCCATTCTCGAGGTTATATGTAGCCACCGCTGCTGTATCTGCTAGTGATCCTGTGCCTTGGTAATAATCATAAGGAACAGTCAATGAATTATCGGTAAGCTTTGCTTGATTGACCTCAAATCTGGTTTCTGTCTGAATACCAGAAAGGGATTCTGTTCTATTCACCACCTTTTCATAATGATGAATTGTCGTCTGTGCTGCTTCGATTGATGTATATTTTCCGATAATATAGTTCGTAAATGTGCGTTCATTCATAGGCCAATCATACTGCGGATCCACTATGTTATTAGCTAGCAGGATGATCCAATGCGCTTCTGAGTGTCCGTAGACTTTCTCGGCTAGAATTTCAGGTGTATCATTATCGGTAATAATGTAGGGATAATAGGCAGCTATATTCTGGAGTGCCTCACGAACGAAACGGAGTCTAAAGAATATATTGGTTACTAGGTTATATTCAGAACGCCTCTTTCCTTTAATGTCATAGGCAATCTTAGGGAAATAATCGAAATATCTACCCATCTTAGAATCCTTGTGCTACGCGGAGCTTATGGATAGGCTCAAGTTCTTTAAAGGCAAGGCTCATTCTTACTGCAACGGGATGTCCATTTCTGAAAGTAGAATAGACTCCAGCAGGTGCATAATCCACCTCGACACGTTCTAGGGCACAGGTATTGACACGAAGGATATTCATGTTCTCCACGCCTCTATTAAAGAATGTAATATCAAATTCAGCAGGTGGAATCCACAGAAGTCCAGCGCCCAGAGTGCCAAGTCCTAAATTGATTCCTGCAGAGCTAATTTCAGGTGCGGAATGGAATCGAAGCGTCTTGATAATGTCCTTTATAGTTCTGGATTCATATTCATTTCTCGGTGCCATCAGCACTTCAAAGCTGAATTGGCGGACGACTTTATTAGCGAATAGGACCTCGACCATAGGATTAATAGGAGTTCCTAGAACTTGTGCAACTTCACCGACGTTCTGTGATACGTTATTAATTGCATTTCTCAATCCACGCGGTAGGAATCTTCCTACTGTTGATGATACAGCGCCTACACCTAGTCGAGCTCCTAGCGCAGTCAATGAAATTTCCTCATAAACGTTATGGTCATTGAACACGATTGGAGTCGGCATATGCAGTGCTACGGACTCTTGAATACGTCGGGTCGATCTATTCAATGCCACGATAGGCCTTTGACTTGGTGCTGATCCTCCATTGCTAGGAGGTGTTGCTCCAAATCTAAGCTGATCAACCTTCGATCTTTGAAGGGGCTCAATCACCTGTGACCAGTTTTTGAAAGCAGGATCGCCAGCCACAGTGTCGTCTCTATTGGTCTGGACGTTGATATTGATGACCATATAATGGCCCATATTCTCCATTCCTAGGTCAGAAGGAAAAGCTAAATATCGGAAATCATACTTTGATTGAGCAAGATCAATACCGCTCTGTCTTTCTTCTGGCGTCTGATCAACTGGTAATGAATTGGTTGCGTTAGGGGAAACGGGCATGAATACTCCAGATAGATTTTCTTATGTATTTAGTTGACAATAGAGGAAAGAATGCCAAAACCCCAAAAAGGAAGATTTGTTCCAAAGCATCCTGAGAAGTTCAATGGAGACCCCACCAGTATAGTTTATCGCAGTGGCATGGAGCTGCGATTGATGAAATATTTAGATGAAAATACCAACGTATTGGAATGGCAAAGCGACGTAGTTGGTCCTACTAGCCGAGACTTTCCTAATGGACTATGCATTCCATATCGATCACCATTAGACAATAGAATCCATCGGTATTTTCCTGATATGGTCTGCAAAGTGCGTAAGCCTGATGGCACAATCCAGATTATGGTCATCGAGGTGAAGCCAGAGTCTCAAACTGCACAGCCCAATAAACCCAAGCGAAAAAACAAAAGGTATATAAATGAAATGCTGACCTGGGGAGTCAACACTGCAAAGTGGGAAAGCGCTAAGCAATTCTGCGATCATAAGGGATGGGAGTTTCGTATAATTACCGAAAAGGACCTCGGGATTACGTATAAATAACAGATGGCACAAAAACAGAAAAAGATATATTCCAATAAAGAAGTCCTTGATTGGGCGGTAGGCAAGGCGCGAACAGCGGCTGGCTATCGTAAGAATATCATGAAGACTACTGAGAAGATGCGCGACTTCCCTATGACAGGGAAAATGTATTTCTTCTGGTATGATCCTAAGTATAAGGCAGTTCTACCGATTTATGATAGATTTCCTTTAGTGCTGCCCATCGATTTCTATATGGATGGCTTTCTAGGTCTCAACCTGCACTACCTGAAACCTATCGAAAGGGAAACACTCCTTGATAGACTTCTGAGCTATCGAAACAATAATTATATGGATGAATCCACTAAGCTTAGATTGTCGTATGAGCTTCTGTCTAGAACTAGGAGAATATCCAATCTAGCTCGACCATGCATTAAGCGCTATCTGTACTCCCACGTCCAAAGCAGTTTCGTTCAGGTTCCCGCAGATGAATGGGAACTGGCAGTCAATCTACCCGTTCAATTCTTTGTAGAGAAATAATACCGAATGTCCCAATTTACCTATCAAAACGCACCAAGAGCATTGAGCATGAATGACTTCATGTCCATATCAAATGATTATGGTGGTTTTGCCAAATCAAGTCGATTTGCAGTTAGAATTCTACCCACTGGTCAATACGTAAATTCCATTAGTCCTATTACTCAGGACCTAATCTATCTGTGTGAAACTGCTGAACTACCTGGTCGTGGTCTTATGAATATTGATTTACGCTATTATGGTCCTAGTCAAAAGTTTCCATTCCAATCTCAATATGAGGACATAAATCTTACATTCTTCTGTAGAACGTCCTCGCTAGAGCGTCAATTTTTTGATGATTGGATGCTGGCAATTAATCCTACTAACTC